GGCTTCTCCAAGGTCCTTGGTTCCCAGCACAATATCGTCTCCAAGGAGACAATACGGAGCTGTGTTCCAAGCGATTCCAATCTTCCTGCAAGCTCTGTACACCACAAAATGGTGTGCGAGTGCGAAGGAAGACCAAGAAGAGTAAGCGCCCATTGGATTACCAGTTTGGTATCGGACCTCCTTATCTTTAAAAAGAAAGGGGAATCCGACCATAATGGTTCTCCAGTGAGTCACTCACTCCTCAGGAAAACGCCCTCCGAGGACTCTACAGATGACATCGATCGGAAAACGATCGGTTGCCGCTGTTAGGTCCACAGAGAAGAATGTGGGGTCATCCCACCCTCTTACTCGGTCTCGGAATGCGCCCTGGTTGAAAGTCATATCTTGCGGAATTCTTCTAAGAATTCTGAAGAGGAAGGTATGGACCGGGTTAAGAACCGTCTGGCTGAAATAATCCAGAATGGCAATTATCCGAGTCTTTCCCTCCTTATCAGATATTGCAGACAGCCTCCTGATTGACCCCGCAGAATGCGGGAGTCAGAAGGGAAGATGTTTTGCAGTCTCAATGAGACCTTGGAAGGTCTGCGAGAACTTTCGTCCACCAACTCCCACTAGAGCCTCTCTAAGCTCTTTTGGAAGGGAATTCAGGTCCCGAAGGCACGTTCAAAGAGCGTGCCCGTTGGGGCCTTTCTTCGTGGTGAGATGAAACGACGATCACAGGGCCTGGGAAGGCACCCGATTACCGCTTCGTCGGGGAGAATATCCTAGCTCTTTTCAGAAGTCTCGGACTTCCTCTTTGGAACTATTATCAGAACCTGTCCAGGAACTGGTAATAGAGAGGAGATCTGGGTCAGCTGGAAGAGTGAAGGATCTAGTGACAGTTAGAAGGGTCATAATCATGCGGATTGTATCCGGATGATTTCCCCTGAAAACTTTCATTAGTTTCTCCTCGGTTAGAAATATGGTAAACGGGCGGAGTGACCTCTTATTAAGAGGCTTACTCCCTGATAGAAGATTCAGGAAGTTGAGCCGGAGAGTCTTCACATAAGTGATCACTCCTCTAACTCCTCGATCCTGATTAACCTTGATGAGTTTATCAAAGAACTTGGGGATAGTGAGTGGTTGCCTGGTTAGTCAATTTTTCCAAAAGAAACATTGGCCACACCAGTTCACAACCTTTTGGAGTTGTGACAGTGCTGCGACGATTTTGGCCGTTTTATTCGGTTGAAATTTTCGTTTTGCACTTAGCATCTCGAACTTGGTTGTGTTTCCTCCACTCCTCCGGACGGAGGGGAGGGGGGCAGGCTTTGAGAGTTACTCTCTCGGGGTGGTCCAAACACCCTGGGCTAGTGGCTCTTCAGAGCAAGACCACAACTATACCTCTAAGGGAGCAGGTACGGTC